TCACTTCTTGCCTATTACCGGGCGATCAAGCGTCGGGCTAATTTGTACCTTCCTGTCATAAATAAGCACCTGGCTTTCAGTCTTGTGTCCGCTAAATATCTGCTTATCCCTGCTGCTCCCTTCAAAATCTGAGATAGCTTTTGCCTTAATGTCGTGGAATGTGTAATCCAGTTGCCGGTTAAGTTCACTCTGTGCGGCCCGCACGGCCTTTAGCCAGCGATTATTGAATGTCTTGCGGATGAACTGCCCGCGATCGCTGTTATAGAGAACCAATGCGTCAGGTGAAAGCTTCGGGCATGCTGCCTGTGCCGTTTCCAGTGCTTCCCGCAGGCGAGGTGTCCAGACCTTTATCTGTTTTTTCCCGGTTTTACCCTGTTGGATAAAAATCCCTTTATCAGATATTTGCATCCAACGTAGCTCGAGTACATCAGCTTGTCGCGCAGCGCATAAGTAAGATATTTCCATTGCAGCTCTGACGACGTGATCAGCATATTTATATATTGCCAGATAGTCTTCGTCAGTGATGTATTGCTCACGGGCCTTCAGAGAGAATTTGCTGACGCCGGAACAAGGGTTTCCCTTAACGTATCCGCGCTCATATCCCCAGCGGTAAACGCGAGACATGCTGCTCATTTCTTGGTTGGCCTGGTTCTTACTTTGCAGACCACGACGATCCATAAACTGGCGCACGTCTTCAGGTTTGATTACGTCAGCTTTAACCTTGCCGAATACAGCGAGTAGTTTTTTCTGATGTTGCAGATAGTCACGCTGGGTTCGTATTGCCAGCTCTGTGTAGTAGGCGCTTTTGAGAAACATTCCCCAGAGCTTTTCGAACGTCATTACATCTGAGTAATTGCGTCGTTCTTCTTCATACCGTTTCCATAAAGCTGACATGGTGAGAGTGATTGGTCCCAGTGTCACGGTTTCCCGTGACGTGGGTTTGTAGTAGTAACGCGTTTTTGTTTTGGATACGCGCGGCGGCAGCTTGTTATCTCCAGGATCCTTTCTTCTGCGCCCCATTTAAATAGCTCCGAAATCAGGCTTTTCTTCTGTGCTGGTCTGTACGGTGATCTGTCCGTTCAATACAGCGTTAATGTGCGTCCAGGTAACCATCGGGCGACCTTCCCTGTCGGGTATGTACGAGACGCCGCCACGGTCGAGAATTTCCCTTTGTTTGGATGCCTTCTGATAACCGGTAAACTCAATCAGTTCTGCGTCTGTTAGCAGATCGTTTTCTCTGGTCATGTTGGTCTTTCCTCATCATCCGGTACACGGCGTCATCAGCATCACTGCATGCGCGTTCGATGTCGGACTGGGTCAGGGTCTTCTTTCGTACGCTTGCCGATAACCGGCCAATCTTTATGTCGAAATCTGTGAGCAGAGTAGCTCCGGGTTGCCATCGCAGCATTGCAGCCTCCTGGGTTGGGTGAGGCCACAATGCTAGCGATAGTATGGTTTTATTTCTGATTACGCTTAATCAGGTTTTCGGGTAGGAATGCGCCTTTCTCACGAGTCACTTTAACGCTTTTCGGCAGGTGCATTCCCAACTCGCAACGGCTACGCGCTTCAATAATGCCGTTACTGCCATCTGAAAATACTACGTGAACCGCATCACCACGTTTTAGGGATAGTTTCAGCATAGTTATCGTACCTGTAGTGAGCGTTCGCCGATCTCAAGGTGGGCACCCGGTACCGGATTTAACAATTCTGCTGGTACTTCACCACCATCAGCCGTGATTTGCGCTGCGGCAGCTTCCGCAGCCTCGATCGCTTCTTTGATGGCTTTTTTGTCCGGAGCGACAATCGTCTGAACAGTAACCAACTCATCCGGTAATAGCTTTTCGTTGTCGATAACAACGCTGACGCTACCTTTTCGGGCAGTAAAGCTATTCTTAGGGGTCTTGAGCTTGTCCAGATTGGCAGCAAGCAGGCAAGACAGAATATATTTACGAAGCGTTTTATCTTTATTTTCGAAAGACTTTTTACGCTCAGCCAGGCGCTTTATTTCTTCATCGCATGTTTTTGCATGGCCAAGATTATTACGCGCGATGACCATGATGGCATCCAGCTTATCAGCCAGTTCTCCTTCAATTCCTTCCAGTGTATCGGTGATCATCTCCGGAGTTAGTTCATCAGAGCTTTCCAGCAATTGCAGAAGGTTGGTGTAGTCAGCAGCTAACGCGATTGCAGTAGTCATTATGCATTCTCCTGGGATTTGTTCAGTTCAGCGATACGTTCATCTTTGATGGTTGTCAGGCGACGCAGGCGCCCACTTAAATAGCGCGCATGTTGTGTGTCACCCTTCGCCTCTGCATCCTTGCGATGCACCTCTGCTTCACGGGCAATCGAAGAATAAACCTTGTTGATCTCGTTCTCTGACACAGCTGATGCAAGGGTGTTTGCGACTTTGGTCAGTTTGTCGTCGAGTTCCTGACGTACGCGGGCAGCATCCTCAGCGTTTTCACTGGCGTTTTTGAGCGCAAATTCAGCTTTATTTTTCTGGCGATATTCCGGGTTATCGTACAGGCCCATGAAAATATCCGCGCAGAAACCGAGTGCAGACAATGCTTTTTTTGTTGCGTCAGTCAGTGATTTTTTTGTCGCTTCACCATCGCAAATTGGGCCGTATTTGCTGCCGTAAATATACGGGGTACACCCGAATGAAATCTCTTCACCGCGCGCACCATTCCGGATGTACCAAAGACTGATTTTGATAACGTGGTGTTTTTCTGTAAGGACGCCACCGATACCGTCCGGGATGAGTTCCCATGTGTTATTACCGTCAGCTCCTTTGACTGTGCGAGTAATTGGCGCGCCATCGTCAAAGCGTTCTTCAAGAATATCCACGCCCCAGCCGATACCTTTCGGACCAAATTCGCGGGTGGCGATCATGGTCATGTAGGTACCATTGATGGAGGTACCGCCGCCATTCACAGAGAATGCGGAGGTAAAGCGCTCATCTGTTTTGAATACTTCTTTCCACAACTCCAGGTTGTCGCTTTCGCCAGCCTGCATTTCGTTAATGCTCTTAACCAGTTCTGACGCCTGAGGAAGCTGTTCTTCACGCTTAACGCGATCGACGAGCTGATCCACGTCCTGAACAATTTTTTTTACTTTATCGCTCAGATTTTCATTCTGTTGGTCAGTTGTGTCCTGGCTGGTCGCATATACTCCGTAACCCATATTATTTAGCGTTTCACGAGCCTGCTCCGCCTGGTCTTCTGTAACTGTTTCCTGTTCTGCCACTTCCGTTTTTTCACCTTCATTTGAGGCTGTTTCAGGCATAGTTACATCACGCGAAAGCGTTCCGTCATCGTGGGTTGAATCTTGAGGGTGGGAATCGGTTTTAACCCATTTAGGGTCATTAGGGTCGCTGATACCTTCCACATATTCGCCGCGTTCTGCCGCAAGCTGCTTGCCGATTCTTTCTGCATCCGTTTCGGCACATTCGAGTTGACCATGTTCAGCCAGCCATGAATCAATATGGCGTCGCAGTGACTCAGGGAAATGGTATGTATCTTTAGATGGGACATTCTGAATAACCCCAAAGATACTCGGACGGTCATATTTGAGAATCTGCTCGGTAGTTCGCAATGCTGCTGACCAACGTTTGAAATCTTCCCGGTCATCGGAAATCATTTTTTCCGCATCGCGGAGATTTCCTGATAACACTGGTGCATCTGGAGCGATGGGAAGGAGGGCAACGGCAATTTCCTGATCCAGTGTCGCGTAAGTGTGTTTATAACCACGTTGTGGCGCCACAGAGACATTGTCATTTTTAACGCAGGTACTAAGTGATGATGTTTTGTTTGGCACCATTTCATCACGCTTACTTGGGTTTTCCAGCCAGCGTTTAATAAATTGTGAAATCGCAGCCTTACCCGGAGTTTGATCTTCAAAGTTTGCGTAAATGGCCTGAATGAGATTATTCAGCCCTTCAACATGCATATGTTGCACGGGTTCGTTATTGTGCAGCGCGTGGAGAATATTGAGATTAACCCGATCATCCTCATCAAAGGATTCATCGTTATTTTCCAGATTATCGAGATAATCCAGTACCTGAGAGTAAAGAACTCCATCGATGGGAGAATCGCTGAACATAAGGACGGCCGCGAAGCGTTCCCGGGATGGTAGCTTTGCCAGATCGATAATCTCGTTACTGGCTGGAAGGTTTGAAACGTTGGTCTCCGGCTCGTTGATGATCCATTTTTCCCCGTCGAATGTGTGTGCCAGGGCAAATTGTTCATCGAACTTACCAACAGCCGGCAGCGGCAGACCTTCAGCATGTTCCCATAACTTGGGTTTGAAATAGTTGTCACCGTTGGCAGGGTAGGCTTCCCAGAGTTTTCCGGTCATGATGCTCTCTGCCACTTTTTTGTTTGGCGCATCAATTGCGATCGCCAGTTGTACGGCCCCGCAATCTTTAACCGCTGATTTTTTTGGCTCGAATAAGCCGTTGTAGATAGTCATTGGTCTTTCCTCTTTGGTTACTGGTGCTGGTCAGACACCTGATTTTGCAATCCTGATAGCTACTTTGATTCCTGCGTTCTTCTGTTTAAAAACAGGGAATTTACCTTTAACTGCATTGGCATATACCGTTTCAGTTGTTGGATAGAATTCAACGCGACGAACACCGCCGACGATGGTTAAATGCATTACACCGTCTCCGAAATCGCCGTTGTTCTCATGCTCGAAAACAGACAAGCCCGCGTCAATTACCTTTTCAATAATCATTTCAGTTTTCATTGTTACCTCAGAACGAAATATCGCTTTCCTGAACAGGGGTGTGATCAATGCACAGCAGTTGCTGAATTTTGTCGTCAACACGGTCTATCTGACGTTGTGCTTCCGCCGCAATCGTCTCTTTCTGGCCGCGCAGTTGGTCGACCTGCAGAGCAATGATGTCGAATGGTTCAGGCTGGTTTATATCGAGGGTAATTTCACGGGTTTCCAACAAAACGTAGGTGTCCGGAAAGTTGCGTGACATGTCACAGGTGGCAACGATGTATTTATCCGGAGAAAACGTTTGGGTGTGGTAGTGAATGTACAGCTTTACTGGTATGGCAAGCGCTTCCATAGCGGCTCCTTAGTGATGTATACTCAGAGCCGATCAGTGTTGGCTCTGTCCTGCATTGGTCTTTCCTCGCTACAGGGTTGGTCCCCTGTGGCACCTTCCTGGCGGATTGGTCTCCGCTGGGGTAAATCAGCCCACTCAGGTGGGCTTTTTTACGTCTAAAGTTTGCCGGTCTTTCCCGGCAGTCAGGGCTGGCCATGCCCTTTGGTCTTTCCTCGGTAATCATTGCAGTGTGAAAAAAGGAGCCCATCGTAGGGACTGGGCAAAGACTACACACAGCAATGGCGATATATGAATGTGGTGCCAGATGCTTATCTTCTGGTTGCCGTCTAAGCGGCTGCAATTCACCACAATCAAAAAGAGCGAGCCGCGCCCAATTACACGCCGGGATTGGGATTCCCTAAATACAGACGTTGGCCACTATGGTTTTTAACGCCCGAGCTCTTTGATTGTGGTGCTCCGTTAACGGGGAGCAGGCGGCTCTTTAAGCCTCACGGGGCGTTCTATGCGCGGGATACTGAGCGAAACCGCGTTCACTGCCGTGACAGGGGGCTTGTGTGGCGTTACGCACCCATTGCTCTTACCTTCCACCACTGCAACGAATCGAATTCAGTTGCGGTCTTTCCCGCATGTCATCGTACTGTCGGCGACCCGAGGCAATTCTCGTTAAATAAGTCCGCTTGCCAAGTCTTCGCGGATACATGCTGAAGCCATCCAGAAGACCCATTCGGATTCCCAAAGGTACTGATACGCGGTTTCCCACGAGACCCCATGAGATCTGATCAGCATATCGGTCATGTCTTTCTTGGTCATATTGGTCTTTCCTCAATTCGGCGTCTGTCTTTCCAGACCGTCAGAACGTTTTTCTGAACAACTGCCGCGTGGTTAGTGCGTCGTTGATGTGGCTTATATTAGTTATGCGTATATTTATGGTCAAGATTAAAATAATCGTAATGCGAATATATTTTGTATGTTCTTGATAAGAAAGGATAAAAAAAATCCCGACGGTGCGGGATTATTTGGGAGGGGAATTTACTGTTTTCTTGTGGCTAGAAGTTCTTCAAAAAGGCGGTCAAACCCACTAACTTTTTCTTTTAATTCAGATAGATGCCTTTCTTTTTCACTCTGGGGAAGCCTTTCATAAAGTGCTATCAACTCGGCATCTTCTGGTTTCAAGAGTCGCCAGCCAGCAGCTGAATAATCTTGAACGTGGGCTCCTGATTTCCGGACATAATTCATTAGTTCGGCAAGGTCGGGTCTAATGTCTTCAGGTTTTACACCGAGAAGAGCTGAAAATTTTAATGTCGCATCTGTGTTTAACGGAATACTTCCATTCAAATACTGACTGACTGTAGCCTGAGTACTAAAGCCGAGAGCATCCGCCGCCTTTTCCTGAGTAAGACGTAAAGTTATTTTTTTCTCGTTCCATATGTCGCGCAGCCTTTGGGCTGCATCAGCTTCAGCTGCATCAAGCGTTTTCTTTCTCATGACGCCCATATTATTCGTAAAATTAATTTCCTCCCAATCGTGTAACTATTGACACATATGTATTCGCAATACTAATATTTATGTGTCACATACATTTTAGGAGGACAAATGGATCTCAAAACCTATCTAAAGACCTCTGGCATTCGCCAGCAGGATTTCGCTCAAGTGGTCGGTGAGACGCAGGGCTATGTCAGTCGTGTTGCATCTGGAAAAAGCCTTCTTGGTGCTGCAACTGCATTGAAATGGGCCGCAGCAACTGGCTATCAAGTTACACCACATGATCTACTCCCCAATATTTATCGAAAACCAACTGACGGACTGCCGGAACAGAATGCAGCTTAACAAAGGGCGTATTTGAAATCTGATTACGCTTAATCAGGTTTTCAGCGACAGGAGACGCGACGAAGTGGAAAACCTCGACGAACTGAAAAGAGAAATCTTCAATTGGGCTGCTGAGCGTGGGCAGGAACATGTTGCTATTGAGATCACTCGCATGTGGTTTCGAATGGGTGGCAATACCAGCTGCGTAAAACTTCACCCGATGGAGGATTCGAAAGGTAATGCTGACTGGCGGGCAATCAACAACAACCGGCAGCAGATTTTTCGCTGGCTACGTGGTGAGACGAAAGCGGCAAGAATCAAAACTAAAGCGCTGGCCATGGCGATGGAAGCTGCACTGCCTGCGGAACGATATGCACAGCTGGGAATGACCACTCAGCAGTTAATTTGCATTGCGATTCGTGATTTTGCCGCAGCGATTATTGCTCTGTTGCTTGATGCGAGGGATCGACCCCAGCGGATAGCACAGGCATTACAAGCCATACAGGAAACACAGCGCCTGACCAGCGTTTAACTTGTATCGAGGAAAGACCAATATGCAGACATCAACAGACCGCATCACCTGGCGGAACGGCTGGCGTTTAAATGGCGAACCATCCTGTGCGCATGATGTACGGGGAATATTTGAAGAACGCCTGTCCGCAAAAAAATGGGAAATATACGAGCAGCGTAAAGCTGAGATGATCGAGACGTGCGTTTTCCTCACACCAAAAGACTACGAAATAGCCTGTCGTGAACTGGCTGAGCTGCTGGGGATCTGACTATGGCTACGAAATATTCGCTACAGAAAAAAAATTGTGTGTTGAACAAAACCAATGGACGCTGCGCTTACTGTGGTGCCGTTCTCAGTAATGATAGCTTTACCATCGATCATGTTATTCCAAAACATCATGGTGGAAATAATGCCATTGAGAATCTTTTGGCCAGTTGCCGGATGTGTAATACCGCCAAAGGTACAAAGACTATCGAACAATGGCGTCGATTCTATGCTGTTAAGAAAGTCACCGGTGCGGCGATATTTGGTCAGGAACAGGTCGACTATTTGTACACAAAAGGGTTATTTCCCGCTTTGGGTGCGAACGAGAGTTTCCGTTTTTACTTCCAAACTCTCGGGGATCAATCATGAGCCGATTACTCATCAATGAGCAACCATTGCTGGTCCTGCCCTCGTTAGCCTGTGAAATCGGGCTGAATGAGGCGCTTATGTTGCAACAAATTCACTACTGGATGAATACCTCTAAAAACTTCTTCGAGGGGCGTTACTGGGTATATAACAGCGTTTCAGACTGGCAGACCCAGTTCCCGTTTTGGAGTGAGTCCACTATCAAGCGTGCCCTTGCAAAATTGGAGAAACTGGAATTAGTTGACGCCGGAAATTTCAACAGTGATGCGTGGGATAAAACTAAATGGTATTCAATAAATTACGCTAATCTGGAGAGCCTTTCTACTGCTGCAAAACCAGTGACCAATCGATCAGGTCAAAATGACCCAATCGATGGTGTCAAAATGGGCAAAGCATCAGGTCAGAATGACCAGTCCCCACAGGTCAATATGACCCGATCTCCTACAGAGAATACAACAGAGAATAAAGATCTAGATCCCCCTAACCCCCAAAAGGGGGAGGGTGACGACTTGATTCTAGCTGACGCTAAAAAAGCCCTGGAATTCTACAACGAACAAACAGGTACCCGCTGCCGTGATGTTAAGCCGTTCATTCCGATGCTTACGCCGACACAAACACGGGAGGCATACACACTGGCTGAACTGCAGTTAGTTATTCGTTGGGTTCTGGCGACATGGCGCCGCCGTGGTTCTGGTTTACCAAAACCTTCCAATATCTGCCGCGTTAATCGCTTTGATGGTTATCTCGCTGATGCCGAAGCATGGGCCACTACGGAGGCTGATGTTGATCCGGATGCCGTCATGAACGGCTACAACGAGATATTCGCTGACACACTGCCTGCTGCTGAACTGGATGCAGATCGCCGCAGGATGATTATTCGCCTGGCAGCCCATATGAAAAATAAAACTACGGGAGCATTCCTGGGTTACTTCGAAAAATTCCGAGCTGATGCCCCCGATTTTTATTTCGGTTCTAACGGTGGATGGCGCGCCAGCTTTGACTATTTGATGAAACCAGAAACTTTACGTAATACCCGGGAAGGTTCGCTATGACTCCGCAGGAACTGGAAGCGTGTGTGCTGGCAGGGTTGCTGAATGGCGGTGCTACACCTGACGCATTTGACGTGATCGCATCCACGCCAGAGGAATCATTCAGCATTGGTTTTTATCGCCGTGCATTCAGCGAGATAAAAAAACAGGCACTGACTAACGGCATGATCGACATGCTTTTCATCAGTGAAGCGCTGGGCGGTTCAAGCCTGGCTGATTTGTCGGAAATTTCCCGCATACCTGCAACGATTCCGAATCTCAAAGGGTATGCAGGGAAGATGGTTAAGGCATGGCGCAGCCGTGCGCTGGCGAAACTTTTGCAGGATGGCGCCGACGGCATCCGCAATGCATCCAACCAGGAACAACGTGATCAGGTTGTGGAAAAGGCTGTGGCGCAGCTGCTGGATATGACCGCTGAAAGCGGCGACGTTCAACCGGTACACATTAACGAGCTGTTGCCTGCCTACATGGACACCGTACAGAAACGCATGGAAGGCGATGAATCCACGCGTAAACTTCTGACCGGGATTGCGGATCTCGATAACGCTACTGGCGGTATAAACCAAACCGATCTTGTGGTCGTGGCAGGTCGCCCAGGAATGGGTAAGACAGAATTTGCTCTGACTGTTGTGGAAGGTGTTACAGCAAAAGGCGGAGGCGCGCTAATTTTCAGCATGGAAATGGCTGCTGCTCAAATTGTTGAGCGCTCGCTGGCTGGCGCCGGAAACCTGTCTGTTTCCCGTCTGCGTAACCCTCAGGATATGTACGATGAGGATTGGGCGCGATTAACGGCTGCGATAGGTGAGCTTACGGATCGCGATATCTGGATTGTGGATGCAACCGACCTTACAGTTGAACAGATTCGCGCAATTGCCGAAACACACAAACGGCGTCACCCGCATCTGGCAATGATTATGGTCGACTATCTCGGCCTGATAAAAAAGCCAAAATCAGAGCGTAATGATCTCGCTGTAGCGCATATTTCCCGAAATCTTAAAACGATGGCTATGCGTTTGCATACGCCAACCTTCGCGTTGAGTCAGCTCTCCCGCGCCGTTGATGCGCGCCAGGCGGCACAGCGCCGCCCGGTAATGTCAGACCTGCGTGATTCAGGCTCTATTGAGCAGGATGCTGACAGCATTTTGTTTCTGTACAGAGATGAAGTTTATAACCCCGAAAGCCCGGCTGCAGGTGTAGCTGAGGTCATCCTCGGGAAATGCCGCTTTGCAGCTGCTGGTACCGTAGTTTACCAGGAGTTTAAAAATGGACACTTTCTGCCGATCGATCAGCACATTGGCAAAGAAAAAACACGGATTCAACTGGAGGCAGCAAAACCCAGAAAACAGCACCGTAAATATGCAGAGAAGTACAACACCGACGCATTTTAAAACGCCTGACCAGCGTGAAATACAATGAGGAAAGACCAATGACCGATTTAATTTATCCTAAAGTAGCGACAGATGACGATGCCTGTGACTGGACAAACGTAATCATCTGGCGGATGAACGCAGGCGCCAGGGCTCGCAGCCGTTCGGTTTATGTACCTTGCCCGCGTCCGGTACCTGTTCCAGGATTAACTGCTCGCGTGGCCAAAAAAATTAAAAAAACAAAACCTGTTGAAACCAACCCACGGTGTTTTAGTAAGACGCATACGGGAACCGTTATTTATTCAGGTGGAGAGAAGACAGTAAAACTTCGCGAAACGGCAACTGTATGGACTTCCGGAAGCAAAGAGAATTACGACAAAAAAACGGGCTATAGGGTAGGTATTACCAGCCGCTGTCGTCTGCTGCTGGATACCATAAAACCCATTGAGAATCCCGCTGAATCCCAATTACCCAAAAAATCCAACGAACTGCCGGCGGAATATCTCGTGGCGATTATGAAGGGTAGAACCCTGTCATATCAGGGGATCATGTCAGCGATTAAAAAATATTACCCGGACATCAAAATAAGCCTGGATCAGCTTCAGAAACGCATCTTTGCGCTTTGCATGTCGAACTTTGTAGGCATCGAGCGGCATGACGACATGCCCGTTACACATTTCACGCTGAAAAGTATTGATCCCCGTTTCTACGTTCACTCAGAGAAAAACATGAGGGCTTAAGGCATGACCGGGCAATCGGATTACCTCCCGCCCGGTCTCCCGCTCAATCGTGCGAAATGGCCACAAGAGTGCCAACTCAAAGAGCATTACGACATGCGCGCCGCTGCGCTCGTTCGTCAGCTCTATGAGCGGAAAGTTACTCGGCAGATGGTTATTCAGCACATTGACGCGACGCCGGAGAGTTATCGGGATTTTTTCAGAGAACGTTTGAATTACTGGCGGCAGCAACGAGAAGGGGGAAAAGAGTGAATAAAAAGTACACATTAATTTATGCGGATCCTCCTTGGGCATACAGGGACAAAGCAGCAGATGGTGATCGTGGCGCCGGGTTTAAATATCCAGTGATGAATGTTCTCGATATTTGCCGTCTTCCGGTGTGGGATCTCGCTGCAGAAAGTAGCCTGCTGGCTATGTGGTGGGTTCCGACGCAGCCGCTTGAAGCACTGAAGGTAGTCGAGGCATGGGGGTTCCGTCTGATGACAATGAAAGGCTTTACCTGGAACAAGTGCGGAAGCCGTCAGACAGAAAAACTGGTAATGGGAATGGGGCATATGACCCGCGCTAATAGCGAAGATTGCCTTTTTGCAGTTAGGGGGAACCTCCCTGATCGTATTGATGCTGGGATTATCCAGTCATTTACAGCACCTCGCCTGGCTCATTCGCAAAAACCTGACTTTGTGCGTGAAAAGTTAGTTCAACTGTTGGGTGACGTACCACGTATAGAACTATTTGCGCGCCAGTCATCACATGGCTTTGACGTATGGGGAAATGAGAGTGATTCGTCTGATGTAATGCTCTTACCTGGTATCGCTGAATATATCAAAGAGAAAATGGAGGCAGCCCAATGACAGCACTCAACAAACAGGCGCTGCGACTAACTGCAGAGAAAGCGAAAGATAACTTCATGCCTAACTTCATGGTTCCCACTCTGGATGTTCTGGCGCTGCTGGATGAGCTGGAATCCGCAGAGAAGCGCATAGCAGAACAAAGCGCGATTGTTGCTGCCGCTGAAAAACTGGTTCGCTGTAAAGGTCGCTATCACAGTGAACTTAATTATCGCTCGCTGGCAAAATTATTTGGCGTCACTACGCCAGATTTACCACCACTTGAACATGAAAACGTTCACTACGCCGACGCCGCCGAGATGGAAATTGCCGCACTTCGCCAGCGGATTAATGAACTGGAGGCGAATAAGGGTAAGCCAGTGATGTTTATTGATGGCGATATTTCTGGATCTGACGTCGAGAAACTTGCGGCAGTTATTCGAGAGTTCAACGAAGAGACAGAAACGCCGGCAGCACGAATGGCGAGGATTATTCGCGAGAATCCGCATCCGACAAATATGTGCGATATGCCCACTGCTGGCATTGGCGTGAAGGGGGAGTGAGATGAGCAAATTTACAGACGTACATGACCTGTTAACCGCGTACCAGAAACAAGCTCGGAAGATACCAGCTAAGGGTGTTTATGCCTCAAGGCATCGTCAGGTTGAAGTTAATGCTGCGCACGTACGCAAGATAATGCGCAAGCGTCGGCGGTCAGTCGGCAAGTCAAATAAACTCGGATGTCGCTTTACTGCAGAAATGCGCGTGGCACTGATTTGCGATATGAACTTTTGGGCGCTGGTATGTCGCTCTAACCGTAAACAGGAGCATGCAGCATGACAACTAACAACCACCCGGCGCACGGTCCTGTATCACTCAAACGCCTGCACCAGATACGCGAAATACTCAGCAAAGCAGCAGCACAAAGCGACGGAGTTAATCTCGGCTACGCAATGGCTGATGCTGTGAAGGTGATTGATGGGGCGATTGCGGCGTTTGGTGCTGATCCACAACGAAACCCTGTGTTGGCCTACGCGGACAGTTATCGCGATATGGCCAAGCGGGGAGTTGAATCTATTCCGGTCTGGAGCGTAATAACTGACCTTGAAAGAAACATCGCTCCACTCTACACCGCCCCGACAGCACCAGTAGTGTCGGACCGCGAAAAGGTTCGCCGTGAGCATGCTGAATGGTCTGATGCCACATTCGGCGATGTCGGTCCAGTTGGTCCGCTGAAGCACCTTTCCAAAGAAGCGCTCGAGGCCGCTGCGGAACCAGGCGACCTTAGCGAATGGGCTGACATGCAATTCCTGTTATGGGATGCGCAACGTCGTGCCGGTATCAGTGATAAGCAGATTACCCTGGCGATGGTGGACAAACTGGCGATAAACAAACAGCGTCAGTGGCCTGAGCCGAAAGACGGTGAGCCACGGGTGCACATCAAGGAGGCTGGCAACTCTCCTGTGAATCCAGAGGGAAACACCTGCAAATACTGCGGTGGTACAGGATATTTCCGCTGGCAAAAGTCAGCAAATACCTTCCCGTGTCCATGTATGGGATGCGATTTGCCAGCAGCACCGCAGCAGCCGGTGATTGGTATCGACCTCGCTAGCGAAAAGGACGCATCTGTTGAGGTTGTTATTGAAAATGGAAAGGTTAGATCGCATGGCTAAATCCTCAGCAGAGCGCAAAGCAGCACAGCGCGCCCGCCTGTCTGCCGCTGGTGGGCGGAAACTTGAACTGGTGCTGGATGCGCAGGAACTGGAAATGCTTGCCCGAAACTGCGCAGAGCGTCGACCAGGCCGCGCGCCGTATGAAATGGGGGAATATATAGCGCTTCTCATTCGCCAGGATGATGCGCGTGTAAAGGGACGGATAAAATCAATCCGCGCAAATAAATGCAGCAAGTGCGGTGAATCATTACCGGTTAAAGCATGCCCTTGTGCAGGTGATTCTCAGTGCTGGGTTACACACGGATGGCATACGGTAAAACTGACAATGTGACATGTCACGGTATCCTAAAACTTTAAAGACGAACCGCCAGATAATGGCGGTTTTTCTTTATTAAACAGGTGAATGCAAAATAACCACGCTTGATATTTTAACGTTTTGTGCCTTTAAAAGTTTGCACTTACTGCCACTTGGGAGTATATATACTGTATGTTTATACAGTATACTTGTGAGGGAGGGAACGTGTTCAAAAAGACGGAGGTAGGGGAACATCTCCCCGATAACGGTCGCGTTCTCATAACCTGCAAGAATGGTAAGGTGACAGCACTCAGGAACGTCTACGATGATGAGCACGTAGCATCGCTTAAGTCTTTGTTAGAGCTGGCAGAACAAGCAGGTTGTGTCGTTGTTCAAAGAGGCAAAACTAAGATATAATTATGGTACCGGACTGAACACCCGGCACCTGTATTTCTGAGCAATTGCTGCGCTAAAGGGGAAACCAATGGCGCAGTATTCATTTGTAAAATCAGCAGGCGGAGTATTAATACCGGCGACGCCTGACGCACGGGAATTTATCGAGAAAAAATTCCGTCTTGGTGCTGTTTTATATGCTGACTTTAAACAGGCACGTAATGCGGCATTTCACCGTAAATTTTTTGCACTCCTGAATCTTGGTTTCGATTACTGGCAACCGTCGGGCGGTGCAATATCCCCGGCAGATAAAAAACTGGTTCGTGGGTATGTGCAGCTGGTGGCCCATTATGCTGGTCATGAAGAAACACTCCAGGAACTGGCCGATCAGTATCTGCGTGAAGAGGCAGAAAAACGCGCCGGTAATATCAGCGCTGTAAAATCCTTTGAAGCCTTTCGCGCCTGGGTAACTATTGAGGCGGGTTTTTATACTCAATACGAAATGCCAGACGGTACCACCCGAAACGAACCCAAATCCATATCGTTTGCCAAAATGGACGATCTAGAGTTTTCCCAACTCTATAAATCCGTACTTGATGTGTTATGGAATTATATTTTGTTCCGCACATTTCCCACCCAGCAGGCGGCAGAAAACGCCGCCTCTCAATTATTCAGTTACGCCGCATGAAGAAAATCGATCTCACCAAGCAGGCGCGCGGTCGCATGTGTACTGTGCGCATTCCAGGTATCTGCAATTTTGATCCAGAAACCAGCGTTCTTGCCCATTATCGCATGAGTGACACCTGCGGGATGGGAATCAAACCACATGACATGCAAGGCGCAATTGCTTGCAACTGTTGTCATGACGTAATCGATGGCCGTGTAAAAACCGATATTGATCAGGACACCCTGAGGCTGTATCACGCCGAAGGTGTTTTCCGTACCCAACAAATCTGGAGAGAGGAGGCGTTTATATGATTAACCCATCAACGACAGGAAAAGGTGGTGAAATGCTGCGATTAAACACCCTCGAGTCAGTCTGGATTCAGGGTAAACTTCGTATGTGGGGCCGATGGTCATATATTGGATCCGGCTCAGGTGGTCACATGTTTAATAACCTTCTCGCGTCAAAAAAAGTCAGTAAAACTGCTATTCAGCAGGTGTTGAAGCACCTCAAATCATCAGGTCTGGATCACGATGAACTGATGTCATATTTTCTGGACATGCTTTCCGGAAAAGAAAAAAGCAACCTGGCATTCTGTACCGATGAAGAAGGCCTGTTAATGGATGCTGTGATCGGTGAAATATTGGTTCGGACTGGTCATCAGCGTCTTTTTAAATTGGTAGTTGATCGGTACAAGGATCGTATGAGTAAGAAGGCTATGGCAAGAGAACTGAATACTCGTCACCCGGAATGGTGCCTGCGTACCTGCGAAAGCCGAATTGATGTCTGGTTGCAGATGGCTGAAGCCATGCTGTACTTACCAATGTGTGATGTATTCGATAAAAAAGCTGATCGATTCCGGTTGCAAAGTTGCGCGGGGATTGCTTGAATTCAGCTATGCTCGCGAAGCTACACCCGCAGCGATAGATAAAAATTAATAACCCGCCATCAAGCGGGTTTTGTCATTTCTGGAGGATGGAAAAATGAAATAGCTAAACGGAAAGACCGCATTGGATGCCATATTTTGGCAACGTGACGACAGCGTTAATCTGGTCGGGCTCCCATGGCGACGTAGTGAGGGAGAGGAAGCGTAAAGCATCACTGAGTTACGGTTGGCGCCCGGTTTAACGCGTAAGTAGCCTGATAAAGAGATAGTGCGCCGCGACACTCACAGCGGCAACGATTAACGGACCTCGGCATTTGCCGGGGTTTTCTTATTTAAGGCCGCTGACAGGTCCGTTTAGTGCAACGCCTTTCCCCGTTTCCGCTCCTGGATGTTCGGGGATTTTTTATTCCCTCAATTAGCACCCGCAATATGCGCGAGGTGAGAGATCATGAAAATGCCTCATAACCCCAACACCTGGCCGGACTGGCTGGAATTATTCCAGAGCTGGTGGCGCGGAGATACGCCGCTGGGCGCTGTTCTCATGTCGTTATTCATGGCTGGTTTACGCATCGCTTACTTTGGTGGTGGTGGTGGTTGGAAGAAAAAAACACTCGAAATTCTTCTTTGTGGTGCCCTGACTTTGACCTTCTCATCAGCGTTGGAATATTTCGGTTGGCCTAAATCTCTGTCTGTGGCCATCGGTGGCGGAGTCGGGCTGATTGGTGTTGATGCCATCCGAGGATTTGCAATGCGGTTAATTGGCAATCGACTTGGTGTCGGTAGCGACAATAACAAGGTGTGATTATGACAATTCAGACTCCACGTGGGATCCGTAACAATAACCCCGGAAATATTCGCTGGGGTGACGATTGGAAAGGCCTGGTCCCAAAAGATCAACGAACGGACAAATCATTTTGCCAGTTCACTACTCCTGAATATGGCATCCGGGCAATGATTATCATTTTGCGTAATTATCAGCGTAAGTATGGATTGAACACGGTAAGCGGCATTATCAAACGCTGGGCACCACCGAACGAGAATAACACGCAGGCCTATATCAATAGCGTGGCTCAGGCAACGAGCGTTACTCCCGACCAGCGCATTGATACCAATGACAGTCGCTTCATGATTAAGTTGCTACAAGCCATCATTAAGCACGAGAACGGGAACCAACCATACAGCTCTGATACATTTGATCGCGCTGTCGAACAGGCAGGCTAATTATGGTTCTCGCGCTGATACGAAAATACTGGAAGCCATTAGCAGAAATACTGCTGGTGGCTTTTTTGTTATGCGCGGCAGCGTACTGGTGTTATTCACGCGGGTATCAAGAGGCGGACTCATCCTGGAAATTGCAGTGGGCACAACGTGACCTTACTGATGCGACCACTACATTGCAGCGTGAAGTAACCGAAAGAGCTGAAGAGCAGCGCCGCCAGCGTGCCGTAGATGAAGAACGAGAGAAAGCCGATGAAGAACTGGCAAAAGTACAGGCGGATGCTGACGCTGCTAAGCGTGCTAGCGGTGGGTTGCAACAGCAGCTCGCCGAAATACAACGGCAACTCGCAACAAGTGAAACAGGCAGAATTTCCGCAATTACAGCAGCAAGCCAGGCAAAAGCCGAGGCCGGAATATTGCTCGCCCAGCTGCTTGGCGAAGCTGACGATCTGGCGGGAAAATTCGCAAAAGAGGCTGATGAGCGTTATGTCACCGGAAGTACCTGCGAGCGCACCTACGACAAAGTAACGGGGAAATAGAATGAAAATTAATTTGATTAAATACTGGAAGGTTGAATTATTTGAGGCACCAAAGTCTGCTGTTTCTGTAATCAATGGAATTTTTCCCAGTGAAGAAACAAGACCATTTTTAACAGGATACTCCAACGTCCATTTCGACCCGAGAAAGGCAGTGATGAAGGGGGAAGAGTTTATCACCCTGTGTTGTGATCCTGGTTCACTTCAAACTCGTTCCGTTCGCATCAGTCGGATCCATGAATTTAAATGTACGCCGATTTATGAGAGCGACGACGCTTTTCAGGAAGCTGCTAAACCGCTGATTAAATGGCTGGCTGAAAATGTTCATCCACACCACCAGGCTATTGTGACTAGTACACATGCTGACTTACTGGAAAGTCAGATGGTGGTGGAAACAGATGAATTCCTGAAGGACTAGGCATTACAGCAGGCATTCTCTGAGTGTCTGCGATAATGACAAACAGGCAGGTGATCAGATATGGCAAAACCGGACTGGGGAGCACTGCAACACCAGTTCCTCGCCGAGCATGCTAAATCCGGTATTTCCCCCAAAAACTGGTGTGAAGCGCAGGGACTGAATTACACATCTGCCCGCCGCTACATAAAAAAACCGACTGCGCAAAATGCGCAACAATCTGCGCAGAAAAAAATGCGCACTGCGCAGGCAAGGAAAAGCGCAGAGAAACTTCTTGATAGTGAACTGACTCCCCAACAGAAACGCTTCGTTGCTGAATATCTCATAGACCAGAACGCGACAGCCGCAGCCGAGCGAGCTGGTTACAGTGACGCAAGCTACGGTAGGCAACTCCTAACATTACCTCACGTTGCGCAGGCAATTGCGCAGCAGCAAAGAGATTCACTTGTGCGCACTTTGGCGAGTGCAGATGAAGTGCTCGAAAAGATGTGGCAGCTCGCTACGTTCGACGCTAACGAAATTTCGCAATATCGCCGGGGATGTTGCCGTTACTGCTGGGGCTTTGGTCATCACTACCAATGGCGTGATGTTATCGAGTTCGAAGAGAGGGAAGCGGAGGCAAAAGCCAAAAAAGGGAAAGATCCGGACGATGCTGGCGGATATGGCTACAACCACAACCGCGAGCCTAATCCTGATTGCCCTCGCTGCAATGGCGATGGAGTTGGCAGGCCGTATTTTGCTGACACAACCAAGTTATCCTCAATAGCTCGCCTGGCATACTCCGGTACCAAGCTGGTGAAAGGTGGTATTGAGATATCGACCATCAGCCGCGAAAAAATGTTTGAAGCGATAATGCGGCGTCTTGGCCTGACAGAATCCGAACTGGCGCAACGGCTGCTGGATCTGGAAATCCGAAAACGCACCGCCGAAGCCGAACGTCTGGAACAGGAAGTTGAGCTTAAGCGTAAAGGCAAGGGCAAAGACGACGAGCCGACAGTGGTCATTAAACTGGTGAATTCCCCTGATGGCGACTGAACATGTTATTGAGTTCCTGCCGTTCCATGCAGGGCAAAAGAAAATTTATCGTTCTACGGCTAAACGAAAAGTTATCCGTGCCGGGCGCCGCTTCGGTAAAACCACAATGCTTGAACAGGCGGGAGGTAACTGGGCGGCGCGGCAGATGCGCGTAGGCTGGTTTGCGCCGTCCTATAAAATCCTGCTGCCGTCGTTTAAAACTATCCGCGATTTATTACGCCCGATCACAACGAGCTCAAGCAAGACCGATTCCATCATTGAAGTGATGGGGGGCGGGCTGGTGGAGTTCTGGACGCTGGATAACCCTGATGCGGGCCGTTCCCGTAAATATCACAAAGTCATTATTGATGAGGGAAGTCTCGTTAAGAAGGGCATGCGTGATATATGGGAACAGGCAATAGAGCCGACACTGCTCGACTTTGACGGCGATGCGGTGATGGCCGGTACGCCGAAAGGCGTTGATGACGAGAATTTTTTCTATCAGGCCTGTAACGATGAATCGATGGGCTGGGAGGAGCATCACGCGCCGACCGCTGCCAACCCGACTATTAATCCGGCTGCGCTGGCGCGAATTATTGATGGTCGCCCGCCGCTGGTGGTTCAGCAGGAATATAACGCTGATTTTGTGGACTGGCGCGGGCAGAACTTTTTCAAGATGGACTGGCTGCTCGAGAACGGCGCACCAGTCGATTACCCGCCGAGTTGCGATACCGTCTATGGGGTTGTCGACTGCGCCCAGAAAGGCAAGCTACAGAACGATGGTTCAGCCTGCATCTGGTTCGCACTTATCAATTTTCCTACGCCCTGTCTGGTCATCCTTGACTGGGACATTATCCAGATTGACGGGTATTTCCTGAAAGATGTAGTGCCGCAATGGATTGGGAAAGCTAAACACCTTAGTGAAATATGCCTGGCAAGGATGGGGACCACAGGACTCTTTATTGAAGATAAAGCCACGGGCATTACGTTATTGCAGCAGGGAGCCAATGAGGGCTGGAACGTTCACCCGATAGACAGTGAGTTAACCGCACTGCCAAAGGAATCCCGTGCAATCAACATATCCGGATACGTAGCCTCCGGGAAAGTCCGCATTTCAAAATATGCCTATGAAAAGATCGTCGAATACAAGCAGTCGAAGAAAAACCATCTTCTGACGCAGGTACTCCAGTTCATCATTGGCGAAGAGAATCAGGACGATGACCTGTTTGATTGTTTTAACTATGGCATCGCTCTTGGGCTTGGTAACGGCGAAGGCTTCTGACGAGAAAACCAATGAACGAAGATGATTTCGATATCGGTAGCTGCTCCCATTCAGAGTTGATGGCGTTGCTGGATAGCGACGATATTCAGCCAGGTTCTCAGGCTGGCTATCAAACCTGCAAAACAGTCTACCTTTACCACCCTCTGGGCGGGAAAATGGTTGACCGCCCGATCAAGATGGCAATGAACGAGCCACGCACCATTCACGTGGCGCAGTCGTTTGGTCTTGAACAGCGTCTGCGTGACGCATTCGAGCGCGAGTGGAAAGCGCTTGGGGCAAACCAGCATATCGCCAACGCTGCCCGCATCGCACGAATTTACGGTGTATCGGCGGTGGCTATGCTGGTGGATAACCAGCAGGCCAGTGAAGCCCTCGACTACCGCACGCTGTATAAGCACAACATCAGTTTTAATATTCTGGACCCGCTCAATACTGCGGGCAGCATTGTTTTAAACCAGGATCCAAATGCTAAAGACTTCCAGAAAGTCGAGGGGATCCGTGTGGCAGGCAAGCCATATCACAAATCACGATGCGTCGTTATGCAGAACGAAGACCCTATTTATCTGGCGTATAACGCTGCTGCTTTTGGTTTCAATGGTCGCAGCGTTTATCAACGGGCGCTGTTCCCGTTAAAGTCTTTTATCCAGACCATGCGTACCGACGACATGGTGTCGGTTAAAGGCGGTCTGTTGGTGACGAAAATTCAGGGGCCCAGCTCAGTCGTCAACAATATGATGCAGAAGCTAAGCGGCATCAAACGTATGATGCTTAAACGCGGAAAAACGGGAGAGGTTCTGCAAATCGGTGACAAAGATAATATTGAGTCAATCGACCTGAGCAACCTGGAAAAGCCTCTCGACTCTGCGCGTAAGCACATTCTCGAGAACGTGGCCGCCGCCGCCGACATGCCAGCGATCATCCTCAACTCTGAGACATTCGCCCAGGGATTCGGTGAAGGCACTGAAGATGCCCGCGCCGTGGCGGTGTACATCGACAACATCCGCGAGTGGCTGGACCAGCTTTATGCGTTCTTCATCCGCGTGTGCCAGTACCGCGCCTGGAGCATTGAGTTCTTCCAGTCGCTGCGTGCTGACTTCCCGGAGCTGAAAAACACCTACAGCGTTTATTTCGCGAGCTGGATAAACAACTTCGAATATCGCTGGCCGTCCTCTCTGAAGGAGCCGGAAAGCGAGAAGGTGAAGGTCGACGAGACGCGCTTTAAGGCTATTGTCAGCATGCTGGAAGTGGTGCTGCCGCAGCTCACAGCGGACCCGGATAACCGCGCGACACTTATCGAGTGGGCGTGCGAAAACGCCAACGCTAACGAGAACCTCTTCCCTCAGCGGCTTAACCTCGATTACGACTCGCTGAAAGACAACCCACCGCCGGATCCGCCAAAAGCTGAAGAGCCGGGCGGCGGGATGATGCTATGAACACTTTCACCCGAACAGTGAGAGACGCGGTGAAGTTCTTTCTCCGCAACGGCTACTCATCCCGTGAAGAGTTGGAGCGCTGGCAGGCGATTATCCGCCAGGCGGCCGAAAGCGAAACCGCCGATGACTACATGGCGATGGTCACCCGAAACCTGACGAAAGCATACGACCTGCAGGTGGGGCGTGCTGGCGCGCTGAAGCGCCACCAGGGCATATCCCGGTTCACGCTCAACTACCTTGAGCCGAAGCTGAGGACGGAGCTCGACAGGCGGATACTCGCCAGCGCCGACCTGATCCAGCTCAACCGCAAAAAAGCCATCGACACCACGTTGTCGCGGTTTAGCGGCTGGGCCAGCAGCATTCCCTCAGCCGACAGCATCGCGCTGACTGGCATTCAGGGAACGATGCGGGAAACGGCAGACCACATTCAGAAGGCCGCCGAGAAGGTGGACTATGAAGCGCGCCGGGTGATGATCGACCAGAACCATAAGCTGATAGCCAACATCGACAACGTTATCGCAACGAGCAACAACGCGATTGCAGCGATATGGCACAGCCACTGGCGGCGGCCGGGTTACGACTTCCGCGAGGACCACAAGGAACGCGATCAGCTGTATTACCTGATTCGCGGGAACTGGGCGCAAAAAAACGGGTACGTGAAAGCAGGTCCTGCCGGCTACCTGGACGAAATCACTCAGCCAGGCGAAGAGGTTTTTTGCCAGTGCTACGTGACATACATCTACAACCTCCGAAGCATTCCTGAATACATGCTGACCCAGAAGGGGCAGAAGTTCATGGAGTCGATGAAGAAAGCAGCATAGGAGCATTAAAACGTGGCTATTTTTGGCAGCGGGATAATGTTCCGTCAGGGTAAGTTCGTCTTCCTGATCCAGCGCTCGGATGATGGTACGTGGTGCCAGCCTGGCGGAACGGTAGAGCCGGGCGAGCTGGCTATTGATGCCGCGCGCCGCGAGGTGCTGGAAGAGGTTGGCTATCAGTACGATGGCCCGCTGAATCCGCACAGCGTATACGGCGATTATCTGACGTTTCGCGCCGAAGTGCCGGAGAGGTTCGAGGCGAAGCTTAACGACGAATCGCTGGCCGCCGGATGGTTCCACATTGACGATCTGCCCAAGCCGCTTCATCAGCCCTTCGCTGAGATGCTGGCGCAGCAGGCGCTCAATGAAACGGAAGTGGCCGCACTCATCGCTGACGGGACATTAAGCAGCCCGCAATACTTTATCAATATGTGGATGTTCGCCATCCGGGTGACCGGAACAGGGGTTACCTGGCGCTCTGCAGATCAACAGATGACCTTCCGTAACCCGGATGACTATCTCACCCCCGAATTTCTCCAGCGGGTTGCCGGGTTACCTCTAATCTGGCTGCACCCCGAGAAAAATACACTCGATAGTGATGAGTTCGCAAAACGCGTTATCGGCACCCTGACCAACAGTTGGGTTGCTGATAATGGTGAGGTGTGGGCCATTGCGCGCGTATACGACGCCGAGGCTGCCGAAATTATGGCGACCAGGCAATTAAGCACCTCTCCAACTGTGAAGTTTGTTGAGGTACCTAAATCAATCATTGTCGACGGTCAGCCTCTGCTGGTGGAGCCATCCCCCGAGCTGCTCGACCACGTTGCAATTTGTGAACAGGGCGTATGGGACAAGCTCCTTGCCCCTACTGGTGTTAAATCTGATTCCATTCCAAATGAGGCTGAAATAATGGACGAGGAAAAAATCGTTGCGCTGATTAATAAAGCGATCGATGCACGTATGGCTAAAGCTGATTCAGAAGCAGCAGATCTGAAAGCCAAAGCCGATGCTGAAGAGGCTGCCAAGAAAGAAAAAGCTGACGCGGAGGCCAAAGAGGCAGAAGAAGCGAAAGCCAAAGCAGACGAGGAAGAAAAAGCCGCTAAGGCAAAGGCCGATGAAGGTGAGCTGAAAAAACTCGAGCATGAAGCAAAGGGAGAAGATGACCGTCTGGAGCGTGAACGTAAAGAACGTGATCGCGAAAAAGCAGACTCTCAACTGCGACAGGAAATTGCAGAGCTTCGTTCGCGCATCCCTACGGAACTGAGCGATGAAGAGCGCAACGAAGTCGCCGACGCACAGGTGAAGGCTGACAGCGTTTTCTCATGCTTTGGCAAACGCGCTCCTGTGCCGTTGTCCGGTGAAAAACCGCTGTCGTACCGCCGCCGCCTGATGATCCAGCTTCAGGAGCATTCGCCTGACTTCAAGTCTGTCGACCTGTCATCGATCGCTGATTCCGCGCTGCTGAATGTGGCGGAAAAACAGATCTACGCCGATGCGCAGAAATCAGCAAGTCTGTCGGTTGGTCCTGGCATGCTGCGTGAAATTAAGCGCGCTGATGCTACTGGTCGCCAGATTAGCACCTTTGAAGGCGATCCTGCTGCCACCTGGGCACCGTTCCAGTCTGGTAAACGTCAGGTCACCAGTTTTAACAACCAGGCTTAACGGGAGCGCTGAAGCATGTCTTATTTATCTCTTAACCCGATGGCAACCACGAATGCGCTGGGGTCCTTCGGTGTACAGTCTGACGGTTATGTTCAGGGTATTGCACTGGACGACCCGGCAAACCGTTTTAACCTTGCATCCGGTACGGTCTCCGCTACTGAAACCAAACCTCTTTGGGGTGGCGTTCCTGTTGCAGAACTTTTACCCGGCAATCAGTCAAGTCCCCGTGGTTCGACGATTCGTCGTGCCGCCAGTGTGGCTGAACTGGAAGGCTTTACCGTTTTCAATCAGGCGCACAATGGCCTGACCACGCCACAGTCGCCGGTTCCGCTATACGCATCCGGTATGAGTGTGTCGTTTTACCGTCTGGGGTCAAACATGCGTGTTCCGCTGAAAGCGTCTGCTCAGGTGGTCGCGCTGGCTACTTCCGGCGCGTCGGTGAAAACGGCGCTGGCGTGGGACTTCGTCAACAACCAGATCACCACTGCCGCCGCAGCGGGTTTTGCTGGCGCTGATATTGCAACTACCGCCGTGAACTATGCGTCTGGCGTGGCTACAGCCACCACTGCTTCAGCGCATGGCCTGACGGCTGGCCAGTACGTAAAAATCAGCGGCGTTGCTCCATCGGCGTACAACGGCACCGTTGTTGTGTTGTCTGTACCGAGTGCAACAACCTTTACTTACACCCCGGCGACAGCACCAGGCGGTGCAGCGACCACGCAGGGCACCATCGGTGCGGTAACGCTTTCCGACATCACACTGCCAGTGAAAGTGCTCGCCGTCGAAACAGGTAACTCCAAAACTGTCAACTATGACAGCTCAACCGGTTTCCTGACCTGGAATAACAACGACAGCTGCGCGCTGGTCTTACTTTAATCGGGAGCTGAATTAAATGGCTGCAATTACCCCCAGCTACACTATCGTCAATCCGTCGTATATCGCGCCGGAAATGATCCTCGGTTACCAGCAGGCGTCAGGTGCGTTTGAAACTATCGCCAGCGGTAATCCTCAGGTCCGACTCGGCGTTGGCGACCAGTACGCCTATATGCGCCGCCTGGATATTCGTACCCAGGTAACCTCCAGCCAGTCGGGTAACGCCAACCAGTTGCCGAGCGTGGCACTTGATGCTCGGATGATTTCCACCCCAACTTATCTGTTCCGCTGCCGTGGTATCTACGATCACCACGACATGGCGGCAGCCGGTAACTGGAATTTTGCTCTGCCGGAAGCTCAGCGTCTCGGCATGCGGCAGGGTATTTTCCAGCAACTTCGTTCTGCTCTGTTGTACGGCATGAACCCGGCTGGTGGTGAAGGACTGTTGAATACTGCTGGCGCAACAACCGAAACACTGCCGGCAGACAGCGCCGGAAATACCACTGTGCTGACCTACGATCATGGTCAAATGGCCGTTTACCTGCTCGGTCACGTCCAGGCGGCAATGACCCGCACCATGCAGTTAGGTCGCCAGTTGCGCGTCGTTATTCTCGGTCCTCAGCGCGTTCTGGGTGCGATGGAGATCCAGCAGATTGTCCAGCTGACCTCATATCAGCGTCCTGGTGGCGGTACCGATACCGTTGGCAACACCGTGAAGGAGGTTCTGAAAGGGGCAAATGTTCAGGTGGACTGGGTTTATGACGACACGCTGATCGGAAAAGGCGCGGGCGGAACAGATGCGGTGGTCATTACCATCCCTGAAGTTGAAGTGCCGATGGTCAATTCCACCGTGAACACCAACGAATTCGCCAAACTGACCCCGTCTCTTGCCGCGAATGCGCTGATGTTCTGTGATATGGCTGCACCGCGTGAAATTCCGACACCGATCGCGGGTGGCGCCATTGATGTTCTGTCCGAAATGCGTTCAACCGCAGGCTGGGCAGTTCGTCCGGAAGCCATCACCATCCTGTCTATGGCGTACAGCGCCTGATCCATTATTTGAAATGAACTGGCCCCCACAGGGATATCTCTGCGGGGGCTTTTTTACGAGGGTAACTAATGAAACTGTATATCGCCAACACCACTAAACAGCGTCATATCTTCACCTATCGCAAGCTGGAGACAGGGAGACTTGTTCAGATCCCTATTGAGCACGGCGCACAAATGATGGTTCTTGATGGCTCCACCGAAGAGGTTGACGCGGTTATTCAGCACCATCGTGTTTATGGTCTGGTTGATTCGACAAAAATTGATCAGAGCAAAGATTTTGTCGGTCTTTGCTACAGCATTAACAAGCCTGTTTCGGCATCGGTAATCGAGAAAACTATTCGCGACAACGATGTTCATTTGACGCGTAACGCTCACAACCTCCGACAGGCATCAATTATTGCTCACGACAGTACGCTGCGAAACAGTGGTACGGGTTACGACGGTGATATGGAATTCAGCGTTGAGCAGGCCAGAGGCCGTGATGAAAGCGACGAAACTCAGGTCGTTAACGAGACGATTGTTACTCCGAAAGCCGGGAATAAGAAAAAATGAGCGTAAATCTGGCTGCATTCATCATATTCGTTCGCACAGATATGGGCGTAACCGCCAGCCAGGTTCCTTATGACTCTCCGTCCTTTGTTGTTGCGTATAACGCGGCCGTGGAATGGGTGAACCGGGATATTGAACTGGTTATGCCCAGCCTGTATGAGGTTGCCGTTTACAATCTTGGCGCATCGTTTCTGGTCAACTACGGTACTGAGTCGGTATTTGCTGAATTCAGAAAATCGTATGGCCTGAATGATTTCAAGGCTGGCGTGATAACGGGGGCCGGGGATAACTCAACCAACGCGCAGCGTCTGGTGCCTGACTTCTTCAAAGATTTGTCTCTGGCCGATCTGCAGATGTTGCAGGACCCTTGGGGACGCCGCTATCTGATGATTGCCCAGCAGTTCGGTAGTTTGTGGGGGCTGTCATGATCACCTTTCATCTTGGTGTTATCGACCTTCCCTACGAAGATGAGAACACCACGACAGGGGATGTTGCTGAATATCTGGAAGAAAAATACCAGATTATGCAGACCTTTTTTGACAGGTACGGAAACGACATCGCCGACCTGATGAGTAAAGACCTCGCCGCAAATCTTGAAAATATGCTGGCTGGCGCGCCGCCGTTAAGGGATCCGCTAGCGGAATCCATGTCACGCGTTCACGACCTGTTCGTGGCCTTTCTGGATAACGAAGAGATGAACGGCATGTCAGGTGTGCCAACCCGACGCGCGCTGCTGGGTATATCTAAGCGCTTTAAAAATAAGAAGGGCGATCCGCGGGCATCCTTTATCGATACAGGAAACTATCAGGCGGCAATGCGCGCCTGGGTAAGCGGGGTATTAAATGCCTTCCCTGAGTGAGTTGCAGCAGACTGCAAAAACAGAGCTTAACGCCACGCTGACACAGGGTCTTGACGACCTGAGCCGCTTTCAGGTGGTTACGTTCACGAAGTATATCCGCAAGGTGCTGCCCCTCGATGGGTTCGTTTTCTGGGTAAAAGCATCAGTCTTGTCGGACGACCCCAGCAGCGAGCCAGACACGGTAGACGTTAAAGGCTATCTGCACCTCACAACCGAAACAATCCAGGACGATGAGCAGCTCTACGACCGCAACGTCGTTACGTTTACTGCGCAGGCCGATATAGACCCATTCAACGATATTGGATCGGACGTCCTGTACATCGGCGAGTTCTTTGGCATTCAGTTTTCTTTCTCCCGTCGAACCGGACTGAACGAACCGGCCAATCTTTATCACTACACAGGGGAGGCGATCTATCCGCATATGCGGTCGCAGATTATCAACTCTGCGGATGATATCGACCTGAGTGACGTTGTGGTTTCCAGTTCGTTGCCTGTATGGCTTGGGCTTAGTCAGTTTATGCCAATGTTTCCGGCGATGCTTTCCACGCAGAACCTGTCGCCTCCCTTCGCGACAATACGGTGCAGCAATGTCTCTCCGATCGCCGGGGCGTTTTATATCGATGAACGCGACAACCAGTACCAGCTGGTTTCCGAGGATGTGACGATTTCGATTACAGGCCTCAGGAATGCCGTGGTTGAGGACTTTCTGCGATACGTTCAGCAGTACACCCTGCGCGATGATGCAGAAATGGGCGTAATGAACATCCCCGTTGTGCAGGATGAGCGCGTTACGCAGAACGAACTGAACGTTATCGCCATGCGCAAGACCATCAAATTCAAAGTCAATTATTACCAGCAGCGGATGCGCAACGTAGCCCGCGGGCTGATCCTGTCTGCAATTCCGTCCATTTATCCGGAGAAATAATTAAATGGCAATTGTTAACATTAACGTATCGGTGACCAATCCGCCGAAGCCCTCGCAGCTGCTTAAATCCGGCGCGATGATCTCCATGGGCGGGACGACTCTGGCGGCAGGCGAATATCAGTTGCTTACGTCAAAAGACGATCTGAAAGCTATCACCGCCCCGGGGAAAACGATATCAACCATTGTCTGGGCGGCCAATGTGGTCACTGTTACCCTCGCATCGCCTCATGGCTGGACGAATGGCAGCACCGTGCCTGTTGTTATTTCTGGCGTGGCACCAGCGGCATACAACCGCTCTGCTGAGGCGACGGTTACCAGCGCGACGGAATTTACTTATTCGCTGAGCAGCGACCCAGGGACGGCAACCACCATGGGCGTTGTTAAGACGGTTGTTGCTGGTGAAATTATCCAGATGAACACCACATACTGGGCGCAGGGTGCAGCTCGCGCGGTCTATGTGCTGGAACTTGGTGACATCACCATCCCGGCAGCCGTGGAAGCTCTGAGTGATTTTATCGACAAGGATATTTCCCTCGGCAACACGTACCAGAAATTCTTTTCGTATCTGGTACCTCGTGAGTGGGATTCTGAAGCGACTTTCAAAACGCTCACGGGTCAGTACACATCCCCCGGATCGCTGGTTTATTTCTTTGTCACAAGCACGATTGCCACCTATCAGTCCTGGGTGGCAACAAAGAATAAAACCGTATTTGCAGGGGTCGAAGCTCCGAATATTCCAGCTACTGAATTTTCGATGGCGGCAGCGTTCCAGTCCTCGCTGTCAAATGACCCCGGTTCGTCGAACATGGTACCGCCGATGGCGTTCCGCTTCATGTATGGGGTGACTGAATACCCGGTTGAGAACAACGGTACGTTGCTGAAAACGCTCCAGGAAAACCACGTCAACTACATCGGGTCATCTGCAGAAGGCGGCCTGAGTAACAAGATGCTGGTAGCCGGCCACATGCTTGACGGTAATCCGTTTAACTACTGGTATGCAGTAGCATGGGCCGCTATTAACCTTGAACTGGACCTGGCTAACGAAGTGATCAACGGGTCTAACACCACAACCAACCCACTGTATTACGACCAGAACGGTATTGACCGCCTGCAAAACCGCGCACTGAAAACGCTGCGTAATGGTATTAGCTATGGGCTGATTCTGGGCCGCGTTATCGGTACAAAACTTATTCAGTCCGATTTCAACACCGAATACGAGAAAGGTTCTTACGCGGGGAATGCTGTTATCAACGCGGTTCCTTTTGCTAACTATTCCAGCCTGAATCCTTCAGATTACCAGGAGGGTAAGTACAACGGGCTAAGTGCTGTTATCACGCCGCGCCGTGGCTTCGAGTCCATCACGTTTAACCTGAACGTTACCAATTTTGTAGGGGCATAAAATGGCAAACCCATTAGTACCGCAGGGATTCCTCAACCGCGTCCGTGGCGCGGTTTCCATCACTGATGTTCCGGCGCTGAATGTCACCGCATCTTATCTTGGTAAAGACGGGATCAGCATGCGCCCGGACGGTCCCGCAACGGATATTCTGCCGACCATGACCGGCACTGTCGGCAGTCAGGTACCGTATCAGCAGGTTACCTTAACCGTTCACATGCTGCGCACTCAGGGGCTTGCCGCGAGCTATCAGCAGCGCTTTACGACGGACACAGCGCTTGGCGAGGTTGTGGTTACCCCGGACGCAACCACATTTGGCAACTTCACCCTGCTTAACTGCTATCTGGTCAACTTTAACGAAATGCCATTTAACGGCATGGATGCCGGGTACGTGGTAACCATCAGTGGCTACCTCATCACCAACGACAATATGTGGATCTGACTGTGAAAATCGATAAAAAGCTTAATCTGGTCTGTTCGATCAGCCGTGATGACGGTTCTCTCATTTATGTTCACACCTCACCTTTCCCTTATGAGGTGGTGGAAGAACATTGCCTGATGCTCGGTAGTCTGTTTACCAGCTTCATCGCTCAGATTGGTGGGCTTGGTGCTGCCCGGGTAGCGGCAATGATGCTTCGGAAGAAAATTAAAAAGGAACAGGAGCTAACCGGTCAGGATGGCCCGAACATTGTTGATGAAATCCAGCGCCAGACAACAGTCATTTTTAATGACAACGGTCAGTGGAAATCTGTGCCGTTAGATTCTGCGATGAAACAGGGCATTATTTCTACTGACGAGTTTCGTGAGGTGGAAGGCGAAATCGTTTTTTTTATGGTTTCCTCTGCCATTCAGAAACCGGAACTCATCAAACCGACGGTGGGGAGCGTGATCGGTATGTTCGGTGGTCAGTTAACGTTATCGACCGCTACGGAGTGGCGAGGTTCTTTACTGACGTCGAAAACGGATACCGATACCCCGAACCAGACTGCCCCGCAGGAAACGTCGTTTATACCCTCCTAGACTGGGCCTCTAACGAGGGGTTCAGGCACGTAGTCAGGGAAATAGCTGGCGAGGAATACGCCAGCCCATCCCAATACAGGCAGCGCTTTATTATCTCTGCGTTAAAAGAAAGAGGTTATTTCAATGGCAGCTAAATCCATTATTGAAGTTGATGTGAATGATGAGAAATTCCTGTCATTTATGGATAAATTCAATGAGTACCAGGCTGCTCTTGAAGAACTTCCCGAAGCGTGGCGGGCATCTGCGCAGGGCATTGGCGACAGCGCCCGCGAAACGTCAAAAGCATCCTCAGAAGCTGAGGGGGTGACAAAGGCTTTTTTAGATGGCGTTGATGCGTTGAATATGATGGTGAATAACCTCGATCGCATCAATACCAGCCTTGACGATGCCAATAAGCGTCAGAGTGACCTGAATAAGAAAACTGCTGGCTCTTCCAGCATATTTGGCAAACTTAAAAAGGACTCAAAAGAGTTCGCCGGCCATATCAAAGACGCCACAGTCAGCCTGCTGTCATGGGGCGGTATTGTAGGGCTGTTTACTGGTGTTCTCGGCGCTGGTGGGTTGTTCGGACTGAACCGCCTGGCATCCACCGCGAGCGCCCAGCGATTCACCTCAATGGGGTTGAATACCTCTATTGGTGCACTGGATTCAACGGCCATTAACTACCAGCGTGCAGTGTCCAACCCAACCGCGACACTGGGTGCCATTCGTGACACTCAGGCCGATTTATCCCAGCGCTGGAAATTCCAGGCTATGGGCATCAATAACCCTGACCGCTCCCCGGACCAGTTGCTGCCGGAGATGATTCGTGCCGCCAGGAGTATTTTTACGCAAACCGGCGGCACGTTGCAGGGGGCTAACGCCTACGGGTTGACCAGCTTCTTCAGTATTGATGACCTCAATCGCTTTAAAAATATGAGCGATGTCGAGATCGACGCTATGGAGAAACGTGCGAAGCGTGATGCTCAGTTGCTGCAGATCACTGATGAGCAGGCCCGGCAATGGCAGGACTTCAATGTTCAACTCGACTACAGCAGTCAGAGCATCAAAAACACGTTCATCCGTGGGCTTGCTCCGCTTACCCCTGGACTGACAAAGCTCTCTGATGCGCTGTCTGGTGCTATCGATACCGTTCTTCAATCTCCAGAACTTGGAAAATGGATCGACGGACTCGCTGGTGGTATTCAGCGATTTGGTGATTACCTGGCGTCTCCCGACTTTAAAAATGATGTCGAAAACTTCATGGTAAAAGTCGAGAAGCTTGGAAAAGTAATTGGGAAGGTTGTCGACTGGATTATTGGTAAAACAGACACCGCAGGAATTATTGATGGTGTTACATCTGAATCGACAATTCTTAATGCAAAACCTGTCACAGATCCTAAGACAGGAAATACTTATACGCCAGGTAGCGATGATGATCCGCATGTGTGGGGATGGCTGAAAGGGGTTAAACGCTTCTTTTCTGGTGGAGAAATATCCCCTATTGATTCACAACCTGCAAATGTAAATGCCAAAGGTCGCACTATTGCTGACCGTTTCAATAACCCAGGAAATCTAAGATGGGCGGAAGGTTATGAGACCAGTAACACTAAAAGTGGGAAGTTTGCTGTATTCCCTTCACTTGATGAGGGCGTTCTTGCGGCAACAAAGCAACTCCAGATATATGCTCAGCGCGGAACCAATACAGTCAGGGATATCGTTAGTAAATGGGCTCCGTCAAATGAAAATAATACCGAAGAGTATATTCGTCATGTTGTTCGCTCGACAAAGTTTAATGAGAACGAAAAACTTAATCTGAACGATCCTTATGTGCTGGCGAAGTTAATTTCTGCAATGGCCTCAAAAGAGGGGGCTGGAAGCCGAGTTACAGAGGACCGGGTTATTCAGATTTACAACAACACTGGGGGTAACGCGATTGTTACCGGAGCACAGTTGGGGGCTATGGGGTAATGGGATTTTCACGCGAGATGTACAAACTGGGGTTTGAAATATCCCCGGTTATCCTGTGCGAAGGCATCGCTCAGGCAATCCCAGGTGGTATGCTGCCGATTGTTGCCCTGACCCAAAGTGCCAGTTTTGTTACTGGTCTTTTGGGGGGCGCGATTAACCTAACAGACCTGGATAAGTATTTCTGTCACTGGAAGCCAGTGCAGGGCGCGACGATAGTAGATTATGACATTGCCCGCTATCCTTTTGCTAACCAGGTTGTGGCCGCGAATGCCTTACTGGCTCAACCGTTGCGTGTTGCTCTGGAAATGAAGGCCCCGGTAAACGAAAACACCGGGGCAATGACAAAGCTGGTAACAATAAGCGCACTCCAGTCTGTCCTACAGGCACACGCCAACCTGGGCGGAACATTCATCGTTGCTACCCCATCAGTTATCTATAACCGCTGCATTTTGCGCACGGTAAAGGATGTCACCAGCGGCAATGACGCATTACCTCAACTGACATGGATGTGGGATTTTGAGCAGCCGCTGATCACCGAAACTGGCGCAGAGCAGGCGGTAAATAACTTTCTTGGGAAAATTGGTGGTGGAGACAAGGTTACAGAATCGGCATGGACAAGTACGGTCAACGCCCTTGGTAACACATCTCTTGGCGGTTCTGTCTCTGAGGCTATTACTGGTCTACTTGGTAAATTGGGAGTGGCAACATGACATCTCAATATTACCCTTTTACTGGCAACGAACGTCAGAGCATGGCCTTCACGCCCGTTCTTGATGGAACGGTTTATAACTGCCAGCTGAAATGGAATATTACCGCACAACGTTGGTATCTGCTTATTACAGATAGTTCTGGTAACACCATTCTTAATACAGCTTTAATTGGGTCACCTGAAGCTGGCGGTATAAATATAATCTCCGGTATTTTTAGTTACACATCTATGTACTGGAGAGAAAAAAACGGACAGATTGAGGTAATCAGTTAATGCGTTATTACGACATCCAGATTTTCTCTCCGGCTGAAGGTGATAAACAAGAAAAGTTAATTCAACAGTATTCAAGCCATAAGAATGGTGTTTATAACCCCGGCGCATTGATGATTGAATTCGATATTCTCAGGTTTGGTGAGTCAACCCCCCAGGGTGAAACCCACCTGACTATATGGGGTATCGGACCTAAAGAGATGCAGCAGGCTCGACAGGACCTGTTTGGTAAGAGAATAAAAATATTCCTCGGCATGAAATCGGGTTTACCGCTGGCTGGTAAGGTTACAGCACCAAGTCTGGTGCTGGATGGTACGATTAATCAGGTGTTTGGTAACTGGCAAGGTACTGAGTTAAGGCTGGACTTAATAATTGTGGCGGGGCCGGTTACCAGCACACCAAGAGGAAAGCTGGCACCCCTGCCACTTACGTTTAACTGGAATGTCGGTCAGAAGCTATCTGTGGCATTAACTCAGTGCTTTCAGAGAATTGGCGGTTATACATTTAACATCAATATTAGCGATCTGCTTGTCCTTACCTATTACAGGGATCTATTTTGTGATTCAATTGAAGAGTTGGCAAAAGACCTCAAAGCTTTTTCTTTATCTAAAATAAAAAATAAAGGCTATACCGGGGTCGAAATAGCAATAGTCAACGGTAATGAAATAAGGGTGTGGGACAATGACTACACGAATCATCCAGACAAGACATCAAGAGACAGCGCAACCGAAAGAAGTAAAAAACCAGTTCAAATTCACTTTAATGATCTTATCGGTCAGCCTACTTGGGTAAAATTCGACGTTATGAGTGTTGCTTGCGTCATGCGTGGCGATATCCAGGTGGGAGATCATATTCTTATGCCGCAGCAGGCAACCCCGATGATTAAGGCTGCGTCGTATTCTCAGTACCGAGATGACTCTGCATTCTCTGGTCAATTTGAGGTTTCCTCTGTTCGTTTGCTCGGTAACAGCAGACAACCGTCAGCAGAGTCGTGGATAACAATCATTGAAGCGTATCCGTTCATTGAGGTAGGTAAAAAATGAACATCGGCCAGAAATTAAATTTTGGTGCAAACATGAACCGGTTTGCAGAAAGAAAAGTGGAAGCTGCGCTGCAAAAAGCAGGAAAGGTGCTCCCTGCCAGTGTAGTAAAACAGAGCGGGAAAATGGTCACCGTGGCTTTTGAGTTACGCGACATCCCTTATGTGCTTCCTCAGGTTACCATCCCGCTATTTGGTCCTCAGTACATCCGATACCCCATGCAGCCAGGCGATAAGGGAATAGTCATCCCGGCGGATACTTATCTGGGAGGGGTAAGCGGGCAGGGCGGTGGTATTGCCGACCTGACGCCACCGGCTAACCTTAGCGCGCTGGTATTTTTGCCAATCAGTAATACAGAGTGGGAAGGCGTCGACGGTCAGGTTGTGACAATTTACGGGCCCGAAGGTGTCACCATTCGGGATGCTGGCAGCAACACAACGTTTTTACTTACCCCTGACAGCATAACCATCGCCACTCCAACGCAGTTCAAAGTGACCGTAGGGTCAACAGTTTTCACTCTCACTGACGGTATGTGGAGTCTGACTGGTCAGGCAGGGAAATTGCAGGACGGAACAGCCAGCACGAGCCCGGAGATCATGCACGAGGGTTGGAAGTCGCTTGTTTCCTGGTGCAACAGCCATGTTCACTCCAACGGAAACGGCGGCAGTAATACCGGGAACGCGACAACGCAATTTAACGGGAATATCACTGAATGAGAACCTACGGCAGGAATTCAGATGGTAAGTGGACTCTGGTCGAAACAGATGAGAATGGATTCAACGACGCGGTTTATCTGACCACGCTGGTGCAAAACCTTAAACTTGCTCCGCAGGAGTCTCCGTTCTTCGCGAACAATGGCATCCCGGCTAACGGATCGGTAATACAGCAGGTTTTGCCGACGTATTACGTTAACCGCCTGCAACAGCAATTTAGTCCCTACTTTTCATCGCTACAAATTGCTTTAGTTAGTGATGATCCGCCTGTTTATAACATTTCGGCGATAACCAACGCCGGTTCTAAAATTATTGCAACGGTGAACGTATGAGTGATTTATCTGTTAGCTACACAGCTGCTGGCCCGGTTCCTCAAACCCCAGAAAGTCTGCGCGAGCAACTGGTGTCACTGGCAGTTCAAATGGCACCAGGCATCACCACCGAGTTACCAGGCTCACTGATTGAGGATATCGTGAGTACAGACGTTGGCGCGTTGCTGATTTGCGATCAGGCGAGAGTCGATCTGATTAATTCGGTAGGGCCGCTTAAGGCTAACATTTACATGCTTAACCTGCTGGCTCAACAGGCTGGTATTGCACCACAGAAGACGCAGGGGGCAACGACTGTTCCTGTGCAATTCGACGGCCCGGCAGGATTTGGTATTCCGCAGGGGTTTGTAGTTTCCGATGGGATCTATACCTATACGCTTAACGATGCCACGATTATTCCCTCGTCTGGAGTTACGCCGCGGGTAACCTGTACGGCCACCACGACAGGATCATGGGCGGTACCTGCTGGCACCGTTACCCAGATAATTACCAGCGTTCCTGACGAAATTACACTAACCTGCACAAATCCGGTTGCAGGAGTTCCTGGCTTAGAGCGTGAATCAAACTATCAGTTTCGTGATCGTGTCTGGGAATCCCAGATGTCTACAGTTCAGGGATATCCTGGCTTCATCAGGCAGAAACTTACTGATGTTAATGGTGTGCAGGCTCGCCTGGTATCAGTCGTACAGGACGGTAACAGCTGGATCATCATGTGCGGGGGAGGTGATATTTATGAAATGGCTGGGGCCATTTTTAAATCTGCCGGCGATATCAGCAGGCTAAAAGGAGCGACAGTAGACGTTACTGGCATAACGAATGCTAATCCTGGTGTCGTCACCACAGGTATAACTCATGGATTGACCAACGGACAAGTGGTCAACATCTCTGGCGTGAATGGTATGACTGGAATTAACAACGTTCCGCTAACCGCAACAGTGCTCACACCGCATACGTTTTCAATCAGTATAGATACTTCAGCGTCCGGTTCGTGGACCGGGGGCGGAGAGGTCACGCCAAATGTAAGAAATAATGTGGTGACCATAAACGACTGGCCGGATAACTACTTGATCCCGTTTGTTATACCGTTACAGCAAAATGTTACGGTGAGATTTGAGTGGGGTTCTGAAGGGGGGAATTACCTTACCGATGCTACAATTTTAACACTGGTATCAGCACCTGTAATTCAGTACATAAATGGGATTTATGCGGGTAAGCCGTTAAATATTAATAACCTGAAAGATACCTTCCTTCAGTCCGTCAATGCAACTATTGATATGAGTTTAATTAGTAAGCTCAATGTTATTATTACGGTTAATGGTATTGTTACAAACCCTGACCCGAACACAAACATTATAAGTGGCGACCCATTTAGTTGCTTCTATATCGCGTCAGATGGCGTAACTGTTGACGGAGTGTGAAATGCTTGAGGATATTATCCGTTCGTACCTGTACACGCAGTACAATGATGATGACAATATCCGTGCTTTCGTGACTGCGTATAACACGATGGCAAAAAATATTTATGACTGGATGCGGACTGCGAATCTGCCTATTTTTGTTGGCGGGTATAATTCAGGGGATCAACTCAGGTGGATAGCTCGTGGCATATATGGCGTGAAACCTCCTGTATTGGCAAGCGGTCGGCAGCTGGTGCTCGGGGCATTCAATACATTCACGTTTAACACTGTACCCTTTAATACCCGCAAAGTAATAAACCAGTCAGAGCAAGTTGTTGTGTCTGATGATCTGTTCAAGCGGATCATGACGTGGAATTTCTATAAGGGGGATGGGTTTTACTTCACAATACCCTGGCTGAAACGCCGGATTATGCGGTTCCTTACGGGGATAAACGGGGTTGATGTCGTGAACGATCAACACTGGAGTATTTCGGTGTTGTTCTCTGGTGGTGGAGCCAGTGTTTCAATTATTAAGGGTTTCAGAAAGTTGACTGACTCTTCGGTATACAACGCGCAGGCGTTCAATAGCAGGGCTTACAACCAGAAGACAAGCGTTCTCATCAAAAGCAACGAGTATGAGTATGCGTCTTTGTTCAAACAGGCTTTCGATAGCGGCCTGCTCCACATGCCGTTTTATCAGCCTGTTAGCGTGACTATTGTTGGATGAGTGATGTAGACTGCTACAGTCATTTTTAAAACTAGGTACTCTTATGAAACCTTCAGGATTGCTGGTACTGTTTACCTTGACTTTTTCTGGTTTTGTTTTTTCCGGTGTTGATAATGTTAATTCACTTTCTGCTCAGGATGAACAACAATTCAAGGACAAAATTAATGAAGTAAAAACTACTGGATTGAAGCCAACGGATGATAATATTTATAATATATGTTTCGCCTCGTCAATGCTGATTATAAATGCAGCAAATGATGCCGTTAGTGGTCAATATATAGGTGATCAATGGATTGGTGAGTTGCTTCTTATTAATCACAGCGAGTACAGGGATATAGTAAAGAGTTTGATTAAAACTGACAGTGTAATTGAGATAAAAAACAATCCAGAATACTTCAATAAAAATTTTCAGATGAAATGCCGCGCATCGCCTGAAGAGTATATTAAAAATTATAAGAATATATTTAGGGTGAAAATGACAAAGGAAGATATAGATAATCAGTGGTGATGATTCTAGAACACATTTGATGAAACTGTATAACCTCGCTTCGGCGGGGTTTTTTATTGCCAAAAATCCCGGAGGAAAAATGGCACTATCTCTTTTAGCCTCTAACAATGCTCAGACAGTGCTTGCGGCTGGAATTAACTCAACGGCAACATCTCTTACCGTAAACGCTGGAACAGGAACGCTTTTCCCATCTCCTGTAGCAGGAACCAGCTTTTTTAAACTGACGATTATTGATGCTGCAACCGGTTCTCTTACGGAGATTGTTCATGTTACTGCCCGGGCTGGTGATGTCTTTACTATTCAGCGTGGGCAGGAAGGAACTGTCCCACGAGCGTGGTCAGCAAATGACATTGCGGCAAACATGATGACGGCCGGAACGCTGTCCTACATCCTTGGGAACTTCCAGCCGCTGGATCCTACATTGACGGCGTTAGCCGCGTTAGTGGGCGTTGCGAATAAATTACCGTATTTCAACGGGGATGATACTGCAGCTTTGACCGACATCACTCAGGTAGGTCGAGACATTATCGGCAAAAGCACTATTACTGACATTCGCACATACCTTAATCTCAGCTCATTCATATCTTCACCCTCAACAGGACCCGGTGATTTCACGCAAGTAAACTCTCCAGATGGTAAGCGGTATTTGTTTATCGCTAACAACAATCAATGGGGCGCACAGACAGAGGATGGAAAGGCGATCCCGCTGACTGTTGAAAGAGGTGGTTCAGGTTCCGGAACCCCCGAGGGAGCCAGAGCTGCGTTTGGACTTGGTGATTCAGCAACAAAAAATGTCGGGACCACTGCTGGAACAGTGGCGGCCGGTGACGATTCACGCCTGGTAAATTTAAAATCTGCGGCAAACCGGAGTGTCGGCAATAGCGCTAATCAGATACCTGACATGAGCTATTTCACAACTGGTGAGACAAGTGCCGGACGATGGGCAAAATTACCATCAGGATTGATTATTCAGGCTGGTTTTGGGCTGACCGGTTCAGCAGGTACAGCAACGGTTAATCTCCCGATTCCTTTCACTGGAACATTTTATGTTGTTGGCGGATCAATTGAAGGAAATGGCCCTATTTTTGTCAGCGCTCGTGGACTGACTCAGTCAACGATTGGTGTTGTCGCATGGGGGCGTGACGGCTCAATTCAGGTAACAAATATGCACTGGCTGGCAATAGGAGTATGACATGCAGGAAACTGAATATTATTTTGATGGTACGGGAAAAGTATTTTATCCAGTGTCAAATGAGCAGGCCTATATTGAAGCTGGGATGTGGCCTAAAACAGGAGTGAAAGTATCTGCAGACGTTTATTACATCTATGGTGGAATGCCACCAGAAGGTAAGGTTTTATCTGCCGATAAAAAAGGTAACCCGGTATGGACTGATGCACCTAAGCCAACTAAAGAAGAACTTATACAGGCTGCTGAATACGAGCGCCAGCGCCTCCTCAAATTAGCTGACGCCACCATGCTGGATTGGCGTACAGAATTAATGCTGGGCGAAATCAGCGACGCCAACAGAGCTAAACTGTCAGCGTGGCTGGCATATAAAAACGATGTGAAATCGGTTGATGTGACAACCGACCCTGAGCATGTTAGCTGGCCTGTTCCCCTGGAGGCGTAAGCCAGACGGGTTTTGCTGTATCAACGCGCATCAGCAAGACCCGGTATTTTTTCCATCTAAGAAACATCGCCCTTCATAGTCCACCGCCCCTCCAGTTCGAAACGAACGTTTTTAATAATGATCATTTATCGCTCAGGTGGCATGATTCCGGCCTTTTGCAGGAAGGAAACTCATGCTGATTGGCTATGTACGCGTATCAACAAATGACCAGAACACTGCACTACAACGAAATGCGCTCGAGTGTGCAGGATGTGAGCTGATTTTCGAAGATAAGATCAGTGGTAAGGTGTCCGACAGACCGGGATTAAAAAAGGTTCTCCGGACGTTATCAGAAGGAGATACTCTGGTGGTCTGGAAGCTGGATCGCCTCGGTCGCAGCATGCGACATCTTGTTGTGTTAGTGGAGGAACTGCGGGAGAAAGGGGTTAACTTCCGGAGCCTAACGGATAGCATCGATACGAGTACGCCGATGGGGAGATTCTTCTTTCATGTAATGGGTGCACTGGCAGAAATGGAAAGGGAGCTTATAGTCGAACGCACCCGGGCTGGTTTAGCAGCCGCACGAGCTGAAGGGCGTATTGGTGGAGGGCGCCCAAAGTTTAGTAGTGAAGAATGGGCGCAAATGGGACGATTGATAAAAAATGGAATGGAGCGAAAGCAGGTTTCAATTATCTACGATGTTGGAATATCTACGCTGTACAAAAAATTTCCTGTCGCTATGTGTGACGTTGAAAACTAGTTGAACCTACCATGGGAGTTATCAATACCTGCATCCATGTAGTTGATTGCCTTCTGTAACTCATTTATCAGTTCTTTTGCGCGAGTTCGTGAGATACACATAAACTGATCTGGGAATTCCTTTACTGGCCAATGTGGAATGCAAGCCATGTTATCGATGAATGATGCAGACAGATAGACTTCGTTTGTGAGCAGGGAATAGCTGACGTTAAAATCGGCTAATTCTTGCAGGCTGCTGACATTGGATTCTCTGTTTTTCAT